GGGCGCGGTCCTGTTCTACCCGTCGTGTGCCCTGCGCGGCTGAGAAGCCGGCCGCCGTGCCGCGCGTCACCGCTCCGATCGACGGCGTGGCGTAGTCCTGGGGCTTCGGGATGTCCTTCCACGCGTCCTTGATCTTGGCCGCGCTCTTGGCCGCCACTTTCTCCGTCTTTTCGAGCGTCTTCTCGATGTGGATGGCCGCCTTCTTCGCCTCGCTGCCGTAGGCCGCGAAAGGCGCGGTCGCCCCCGTGCCACGCCCCATCAGGCGATTGAATCCCGAGATGATCGCCGTCAGCAGGTCCGCAATCGCCTTGAGCGCTGGAGCTACCGCGATCGCCACTTGCTGAATGAATGCGCCCCACGCGCGTTTCATGGCGTTGATCGCATCGTTGGCGGCCTCTACCGTCTTGCGATTGTCGCCGAGCAGCAGGCCCATCTGCTCGGCTTGTTTCCCCATTTCGTTAAGGCCTTCCGCTCCGCCCTTGAGCAATGGCAGCAATTCCCCTCCGCTCCTGCCGAACAAGTCAATCGCAATCTTCGTGGCCGCCGTGTCGTCGCCCAGTAGCTGGATCTGCTCCGCGACTTTGGCGAAAACTTCATCGGTGCGCAGGCCAGCGAGTTCAGACATCGACAGGCCGAGTTGCCCGAACGCCTCGATGGCCGTGGCGTTGCCGGACTGCGCCTCGCCCAGATTGTTCTGCATCTTCTCGATGGCGGAGTTGAGCAGGGACGTACTTGATCCAGCCTGTTCGGCCGCGAAGCCCAGGGCCGTCAGTTGGTCCGCATTGGCGCCCAGACGCTGCGCCATCTTGGCCTGCACGTCCAGCTCCCGCATCGCGCCCAGCACGGAATTTACGGCACCGCGGAAGGAGGCCAGCACACCCTGGATCGCCATGAGCCCAGCCTGAAACTTGGCCATGCCCATGGCCACGCTGCTGCTCATGCCGGCGTCGAGGCTCTTGATCGCGGACTTCGCTTCGTCGAAGCCCTTTTGCAGCGTCGCCGTCTGGGCCTCAATCGCAATGCTGATCTTCGCGGCGGTTGCCATGAGATTCGGCCTCCTCTATTGCGGCCTCGATGCGGTCCATCTCCGCCTGGATCTCTTCGGCAGAAAGCTCCCGCTTCCTGTAGGGCCACTCCATAGTGCACTTGTCGTTACCATACAAGACGCCTGCAAACGTATCTAATCGCGCATCTTGTCGTGGTTCTCCCCAGAGCTGAAGCATGTAACACAACCACCAGTCCGCTATCTGCTCCGCTGTGAAATACCGGCCAAGCTTATCGGGATGCCGAATATGGAACGCAAGGCAAAGCTGAAACAAGAACACGATCCATGGATTGTCTTCTAGTTTTTTTTTGCCGCTTCCACGTGGCCCCGCGCGCTCTTTGAAATGATGTAATTACCAAGTTCGCTTAAGGTTTCCGGTATTGTGCCGCTTTCCCACTCATCCGCCGTCCCCTGCGGTTCCACCACGCCGCAGGAGCAAACAAACGCAAGCGCCTTGACCTGCGCTGCGGGCATCCCGTCGTCTGATGCTTTGGCGATCATTCCTTGCGCGACTACAAATTGTGCCGACGAGATGGCGCGAACAGCAATTGTCCTTTGCCAGGGCGCAAAGAAATACTGTTCGATCGGCCGGTCTAAGTCGTCGATAATCATGTCGATGTGTCCGTAATGGCTCCCGTGCGAATGACTTTCACCGTGCGTTTCTGCACGCCGTTCCCGTCAAGCGTTGTCGGCACGATGGCAAACACGCGGCCGGTGAAAATCTTGGTGAATGTTTTTGCGCCGGATATCGTCGCCAACTGCCAGTTGGCGNTGGCCCCGCTGCCGTAGAGCGTGTCGAGCGCGTCATCCACCGAATCAGCCGGATCGTGGATGTTCTCAAACGAGAACTCCGACAACTGCTCGATGCCCACCTCCGCCACGGCAATCGTGTCTTCCATGGCCGTGCAATCGATCGTGGCTTTTTCCTGCGGGGGTGGCGTCACGGATGTGCTGAGCCCGACGGTCTGCCAGGTCGTCCCGCCGGTCGGGTCGACTTTGACCAACGCACCTTTCCCGATGAATCTGCTTTTGGCCATATGTCCTCCTTTGTTAGCGGCGACGCCGCGTTAATGTTCAACCCTTGATGTCCACGAGCATCTCGATGGCCCCGATGTCCGCGATCACCGCCGTGCCGGTCGCGGTGTCGGCCACGGCCAACGTGAGGCGAATGTCGAGCACGTCACCGGCCGTCAGACCCGTGGGCGTAATCGCGAAGTCCTTGTCCGAGAATGTCAGGCTGTTGATGCTCTGCGCCGCGGTGGCGCACAGGTCAGATCCCACGCCCGCCTCCCGATTGCTCTTGTAGCACTCGATGTCCACCGTGGCGGAGCCATCGGCTACAGTCGTTGTCATGCCGGCGTGCAGACGGAGTGTGACCGTGTTGCCGGCGTCGTACTCCACGGGCAATTGAAACTGGCAGCGGGCATAGCGGGTACAGCCGCCGGCCTTTACGTCGCCGGTCGAGACCTTGGGGGCCGCACTGCCGAATGTCCCGCCCACCAGGCCCAAGTCATCCGCCGCCGGCGTGGCCGGCAGATTGGTCGCCAGTGCATCCCACACCCGCAGGCCCACCAACGGCACGGCGAACACCGCGTTGGGATCTTGTTGCAGAGTGCTCCGGCCACGGGGCGGTAGAGTCCCATCGACCTGGAGGTTGCCCGTAATCCGCATGTCGCCGTCAACTCGATTTACTACTGTCATGGTCTGATCACCTCCACGTCCAGACTCGAAACAAACAGATGTTCGGCCGCGTCCAGGTTGCGCGGAACATATGTTTCCGCCGCATCCGACACGCTGCACCACGTATAATTCCCGCCGCCGATCACCCCGGATTTTTTGTGCAGGCACGCGCGGACCGCGTCCGACAACTCCGCGGCCTCGGTGGCCACCAGGCTCACGCACTCCAGATCGAAGAACTCCCGCAGCGGCTCCGCTTCACCCTCCAGGGCTCCCGCATAATCCACGCCCCGCCGCTGCACCCAGATGAATGGGAACGCGACGCCCGCCGGCACCACGCCGCCAAATACGCGGCTTCCCACGAGGTTGGCCACGCCGCTGTCGTGCACCAGTTCATCGATGATGTCCGCACAGATGGTCATCAGAACCTCGCCGCGATCGTCGCCAGGGCCTGGCGGGTCGCCCCTAGATGCTTGACTTTTTCGATCTCTTTGGCCAGTGCCTCGTCGAACTTGAAACCAAACGCGTTAACGGCCGCTTGGAAAGCCGTGCTTGCGGCTTGCTCCATGAAAGGACGGGGCTTGGCGCCAGGGTGCCACAAGCGGGCATAAAACCCGGTCGGTAATTGCAGCATTGGTCCTCCAGCACCCTTCTGAATGCTATGTGGCTTTGTACCAGCGATGACCATGTGCGCGTACTTACTGGCAAATCGGACTCCGGGCTTGCGCTGTTTCTTCGTGGGACTGCTCTTGATCTCGCCACGGACCACGCCAGAGACGCGGTCCATCTTGACCGTACCACGGATCTGCTTTTTGAGTTGCCCCGTTTTTCCAACGGGAGCCAAATGGCGAGCTTCCTTCACGATCACCGCGTTGGCTGCCCGCACCGCCGCGGATACTACGCGCCGGCGCGCCGCGAATTCCAGTTGCTTGAGCGCCTCTGTGGCCTCTTTCACACCCTCGATCCGTGTCGTGATAATGTTGCCAGACGTGCTGGGAAGGAAATAGTCGGCCATCACAGGGCCTCCGAGCACAGTAATTCCAACGTCACATTCGCTTCGTGCACGTTCACCGCCGCGCCGACGTGAAACACGCGCATCCCATAGAGCAGCCGCATTTTCACCGTCACGTCGTCCCGGTAGTCAATGAACACCCGGTGCGTGGCCTGCTCGTACAACTGTCGCGCGTATTCGGCCGTCCGCACGGTCAGCGGTTCGATCGATGCCCAGACGGTCGCGGCCGCATCCACGTCCTCCCACTCGCCCAAGGGCTGCCCCAGTTCGTCCGTACCGCTCTCCGCGAACTGCTGAATTGTCACCTGCCGGTCCTTCCGCCAGATCGGAGTGGGGATGGGTTGCAGGTATTGATCAGCCATCAGAACACGCTCCAAGTCAACCGCCGGATCTCATTCTGCCAACACCGTTCCACCGCCTCCGCATCGACCATCGTGCCCAGCTCTCGCCCGCGCGCGTACAGGTAGGCGGCCTTGATGAAGATCGCGTTGATGGTTTCCGGGGCCAGGCTCGAGACAGCCGCCCCGTAGCCGGCCTGATATTCCAGGCACACCGCGTTGAGCCGCTGTGCCAAACCAGGGTTTGTGACCGTCGCGCCGGTAGCCACGATCACCCGCGCGGGCTCGGTGAGGATGTCCACCGCATAGTTGCCGCTGCTCCACGTTTGCAGCACGCCGGCGGTGTCGTAATACTTCACGCTGGTGACCGATATCACCGGCGCGCGCGAGCACTGCAAGACGCTCAGGTAATCCCACGGCCAGACGTCGTAATACTCCTTGACGGTGCCCGTGAGCAGGAGCCGGCGCGTGTCGTCCTCCAAGGCCCTGGCGGCCGTGTCGAGCAGTCTGGCCAGTAGCGTGTCCTCTGCCGTGCCCGAGACCCGCAAGTGCACCTTGAAGTCGGTCAACAAGCCCGTGCCCACCGCCGCGCGCGTGACTTCCACGCTGCGCGGCAAGGGGGCTTGCTGGCAACGATACCAGGTGCTTTGCGGGTATTCGAGCATGACAGAAGTAAACCTCAGTCCGTGATGGCGGAGCGATCCAACGCCGGAGCGTACTTGGGTCCGTGCAGGATGTAGATCACGGCCAACACGCAGTTGGCTGCGTTGCCGGTCCCCACGCGGACACAGTCAAAATTGTTGTCCGTGTCCAGGTCATCCGCATCGACTTCCAACACGTTCAGGTGGTTTTTGTCGTTGGTCGTCAGCGTCGTGAATGTGTCGCTGGTGACGGCCGTTTCGACCAGGGTGTCACTGGCCGCAGCGTCCGCGCAGACCCACCGCTTGGAGAAAGCCAAGGCCTTCTCGTCGGTTCCTGCCACCACGGTGGCCTGTTTGAGCGTGATCGCGGATCCCGTAACGGTGGTACCATTGTCGGTCACGATGATGACGGTGAGCTTTTGAAATCCCTTCATGCTCACGTAATCCGGCGTGGAACTCGAAGGCGTGATCGGGGCTAATCCGACCACCACCTTGGCCTTGTCCAGCAAGGCGAGAAATTCGTTGATCATTGCATGATCTCCTATGAGTGAATCGACTTGAAAAGTGGGCGGTTTAGCGACATGCCCAGGTCGTGGAGCGCTCCCCGTTCCCGGTTAGTCGCTCTACGTGTCGCGTTCGCCCAGGGTCACGAACGGACTGTATGTCGCACCACCTTCCCGAGCCGCGATCGTGGTCGACCACTTGGGCATCCCGGCCAGTCGCCAGGTGGCCCGCACGGCCGTCATCCCGTAGTCAAAGTACAAGTGAATGCTCGAGGCGAACTGCGGCCCCGCGCTCTTGTACCCGATGATGTACTGCGACAGGTCGCAGAACGAAATGTCGCCGGCATCGCCCAATGTCTCGCACGCCTGGTGCGGGATGATCGGCCGGCCAAAGAGCGTCCCGTTGGGCGCGTTGGCCAAAGCGTTGAAATTGCCCGGCGGCAACCACACGGGCACATCCGACGAAGAACCAGCAATCACCATCTTGAACAACTGCGGCTCGACGTCCTGGTTCATGATCCACACCGCGTTGCCACGGAATTGTCCGTACAGCGCGTTGTACATCTTGATCACGTTGGTGCTGTTGACCGTGTCGTTCGTCTGGGCGCTTTCCTCGGCGATCGTCTTGAGGCAAGGGGCCTTCAAGATGCCCAACGGCATCCCGGCGCCGGTGCCCTGGAGAATCGCAAAGTCAACTTTCCAGCGCAGCTTGCTGCTGATGACGCTCGTCAGGTACGTGGCCAACTGCGGAGCATCCTCCAGCAGTTCGTCGGTCACTGGGCAGAGGGCCACCAGCTTGTTGAGCCGCACGCCGGCCGTGCGCAACTTCACCTTGCTCTGTGTGTAGAGGTCCCCCTCGCCTTCCCAGTAGGCTTGCGGCCCGCTCGTGCTCCAGGGGCTCTCCTCGTCCACCGGCCAGTTCAGGTGATTGTTGACCGGCGTCTTGTCCACGCGCTCATAGAGCGAGCCTTCTTCCCCCACGTACTTCATGATCGTGGCGGAGAACTCCGGCGGCACCGCATATCCGCCATCGGCCCCCACGCCCTCCACGCTGTACGTGCTAGGCGCCATCTGGGCCAACCGCGGATCGATCTGTGCTTGCGGAGTGCCGGCCATGGCGATCGCCTGAGCAAAGTCGCCAAAGTGCAGGAACCCGCAGCGTGGATCGAGCGACCGCTGGCTGCTGCCGGCGGCCAACAGTGGCGCTGTGCGACGCTGGCTGCCTTGGGCCTGGTGGGTCGGCTCGGCCGTCAGCCGCCCGATGCGTTCCCTCGCTTCGATCTGCTGCGAGGTATAGTCCACCTGGCTCTCGATCTCCTCGAGGCGAGCAATGTCGTCGGCGCTCATCTCGGCAGCCTGTCGGCCCTCCGCAATGGCCTTGGCTTCGCCCCGCAGCTTTTCGAGATTGGCGCGCAACTGTGACAATCGATCTTGTTCTTCGTTTGGCATATTGTCAAACTCCTATACGTTTGAGAATTTCGGACACATCTCGGACTATCTTGCGCTGGCCCAACATCGAGGCCAGTCGCTCCTTATCCCGCACCTGATAATCATCCAGGCGCAGGTTATGGACCAAATGACTCGGGCGCGTGACGTTGTTGATGAAGCCCTTGTCGAGCGCCTCCTCGGCCGTCATGTACGTTTCGTCGCGGAGCATTTCCAGCAGGCTCCGCTTGGAGAGCTTGGTTTTATCGTGGTAGATTTCGATGGCCTGGCCGCGGGTCGCCTTGAGATATTTAGCGGCCTTCTCCAGTTCGTCGATGATTCCACACACGGCCGGCACCCACGGCTCGTGGATCATCAGCAGCGTGTTGTTCGGCATCTCCGCGTAATCGGCCGCGCACACCAGCAAGGTCGCCGCGCTGAACGCGTCGCCGTCCATGTAGGCGTGGACTTCGTTCGGCGCACTGTGCAGCAGGTTGTAGGCCGTCACACCTTCGGAGAGCATGCCACCCGGACTGCTAATGTGCAGCTCGATGGGTTCGTGGTCCGGCACGCCCCGGATATTGCGCCGCAGCTCCTCGGCGAAACCAGGGCCGATCAATCCGTAGCAGTTTATTTCAGCCATCGCTCTGGGCCTCGTCTTCGGGTTCCTCTTCCTGGCCGTCGGTCACCGGCGGCTCGACGGGTGGAACAGGTGGTGGTGCAGGAGGGGCCGCGGCCCGCTCCAGGGTTTGCATGTTGACTGGAACGAGAAACACGTCTCCATCCGGTCCGAGTGAATCCATGTCCTCCAGCGCCCGAATTTCGTTGGGATTGATGGCGCCCAAATCGCGTAGTCGTGTGTACCAGTTCGCCCGCGTGTCTGGGTCCATCCGCAGGATCGCGTTCGTGTTGATCTTGGAAAAGTACCGATTCATCCAGGCCGCGGAAATCAGTTTGCGGTTGGCCTGCTGCTCGAGCTTCACCACCCAGGGGCCGATCGTGTCGACCTGAAACTCCAGGCTCTGGTGCGTGATATTGGAGAACGTCGCGCGCGTGAGGTCGAACACCTTGTGCGGGGGCACGCGCATGAACCGGCAAATGTCAATCACGCTGAACTGGCGAGACTCCAGTAGCTGGGCATCCGTGTTCGGCATGGACAGCGGCGTGAACTCGATCCCCTGGTTGATCAGGTAGATTTTGCCGTGGTTCTTGGAGCCGACGTTTTGCTCCCGCCAGGNGTCTACGATTTGCTTCGTTTTTTCCGCCGTGTAGGAGCCGTTGCCAGGTGGCCGCAGCAGACCGGACAACTTGGCCCCGTTTTCCATCTGGGACGCCATGCTGTCTTCTTGGGCCATGGAGAGGCCTAGGCTGCGGGCCGCGTACTGGAGCACGCTCCAGCCCACCAGGTCGTCCCCCAGGCCGCGAAAATGCAGCATGTCCGCCGCCGGCAGCATAGTGGTTCCGCCCGTCGTCTCGGCCACCTCATACCACAGCACACCCGCCCTCCGACGCGGAGTGACACGCCACGGCTCCAGAGGCCACAGTTCGACGGGGCGGTAGCTTCCATCACGGACGATCTCACAATAGGCGTTACCCCAGGTGAGCACCCAGCGGACCATCAGCTCCCGCCAGGCGGCCGCATCCTGCTCCGCGTTGGGCGCCCGATTCAAGAGCCGATCGGCGGGATGGT